GCAAGAGTTCTAACCTCATCTTCGGTGTAGTCTTTTTCTTCATGTAAGAACTTGAGTTTCATAAATGATGGGTTTTCGGTTACTTCTGCTTCTGCTGGTTTGGTATCCTCTGCTTCTACAGGAGCTTCCTCTGTGGTTTCTGGTTCAACTGTCTCCAATGTCTCTGGCTCTAAATCAAACATAACATCACTAAAGTCGTCTGAACCTCCACCGATCTCTGTGTCCGGGCTCATGCATGGTGACATGAACAATCTTGAATTAAACATATATTCCTCTTTTCTGTGCTATGGTAGGCACAAACTTTTTACTTACATTTGGGCATATAAAAAAGACCTCTTCGGTCTGTAAGTTAACTTATTTATTTTGATTCGTATTTTGGATAGTCTATATATTTGACCATAATCCACGGCACAAATACGGCGTGTTCCCCGGAATATGGAGTAACAACAATTCCAAATGTGTCTATCGTTAGCAATGTTCTATTCTCCATGGGATTTCCATCACTACACCATACAGTTACGGTACTACCAATTTGATCTACGATATTATTTGCCATTATATAAAATCATCCTTTCTTATTGGGCCATACTCTGCTTTATACCTGATTGCATTAACTGCATGAGCGCCTTCTGCTGTGACTCGGCAGGTAGCTGTTTAATCTGTTGTTGTGTTTGTTGAGGAAGTGAATCATAGAAATTGGCCATCTTCTCACCGTCTCCCTGCTGTTGATCAGCTTGCATTTGCTCTTGTTCCTGTTGGGCTTGTTGATCTCCCTGCATTTGTTGTTCCTGCTGTTGTTGTTGTCCTTGCATCTGCATTTGTTGCTCTTGCATTTGTATTTGCTTCTGCAGGTTCTCTTTAACTCGCTCAATGAGGTCTTCATTCTTATAGTTCTCAGGTAAGTTTTCGAGGTAATCTATCATAGTGAACAATGGATCTTTCATTGCTAACAGAGTATCTAACATTTGTACTTGTGCTACTTCCGACCAGAATGTGCTAGGCCCCACGTCACACTTGATATTAAGCCATAGATTCTTTAACACAGAGAAGTCAAAGTCTACCTTCTGTCTTAGTCCCTTTGTCTTGACAATGATTGGCCTTGTACCATAGTTAGTAGCCATCATATCTATGAGGATTCTAGCGATGTCCTCTAGCCACTCATAGAGGTTACTGCGTGTGTTCTCTAGGGGAATAGCTGCTTGACGTACTGTAGACGAAATGGCGGTGCCACTTGCTTGCTCAGGGTTGATGTTGCCTAGCGCTGCATCATTGATACCCAACATTTCTTTAGTATAAGCAATCGCCATGTCAATGACCTTAATTATCTCTCCAGACATAACCCCGGGATTGAGCTGTCCTACATAGTTCATTATGCTTTCACCAGGACTAACACCGCGAACACCGATAGCAGAAGCTACTCTATTAGTTGGCTCTGGCAATCGATCGGCATTATAGATGAGTTTAGGGAATGCTGCGTTCATTAGATGGTACATAACCATAGCGAATTGCCTGTTAATGTAGATCTGATTAGGGATAATATCAGAGCATAATGCCCTACCGTGATATTGGTTCTCTTGCTTTTCCCATAGCATACCTGCTACTGGATAGTCGCTTAGGCCCGTGTCTACGTCTTTATACATGTAAGCACCCTCAGTGCATTTAGAAGCCATGATGGTATCTTTATCAGCGTCGTAGGTGTAACAGATAACATAGAGCGCCTTGCCAGAAGACTTTCCGTTATCACTTAGTATTTCTATCTTAGCCATCTCGCCAGCTTCGTACTGCCAATTAGAGTCTGAGGTGATCTTATCGACTTCCTGAGAGTTCTTGTATTGCTGTGCTTCTCTCTGTAAGTTCTTCACCATGTCTCTTCCTGTTACTAAAACATAAGGCTGAGTATATTTATCAATACATGGATTGTTTGGATTACCCAGGAATACGTTTGTTCCATTGACGAGTTCGAAGCATATCTCACCTTTTACTTCACCGAACATCCCTCCATAAGGCTTCTTGTTCATGTCGAAGTAGATGTGAGAGTAGACATCACCCATCTGTGCTGCCTTGAATAGCGCATCTCTGATTCTGTTATCCATTTTAAACTTCTCGAATAAGTTCTCGATCTCGCCTGTAGCTATGTCGCTTGTATGCTGTTGGTCCTGCATCTCCGGGGTTTGCTGGTCTTCTTCTTCTGCATACTCTAAGGGTTCCAACTTGATTGCTGTCTTAGACGAAGTAATAGAAGCAACGAAGAATGTTATCGCTCGCTTAATGATGTTGAATACAGGAGTTGGTATGCCGTTATTCTCTACGTTTTTCCATTGATTTCCGTTGTACATCTCAATATTAATATTGACCACGTCTGAATAAGGTGGTTCGAGAGTGTTGTTATACTTGCGTCCATCTAATAACTTCTGCCAATCTTTAGTACAATCTCCGTTGTAGTTACTCACTTATTACCCCTCCTTCCTAGTGCAACGTCTACGTCGAAGTTCATGATGTTATCAAATCCTATACGTTGTCGTGTAAGCTCTAGCTCTTCTTGCTCTGTACGTTTGTCTAAGATAGACTTCTTAGCGTGTCTAATACCTACTGAGTAGGCTAGATAAAGGCATAGAAAAAAGGCTGTTGTCACCAACGCCCCTAGGATTATGTCCATATGTTTCTCCCTTCTGTAGTTATAGAACATGTAAAACACTTGTTTATCAATATCATATATGATTACAAACAAACAGTAATAAGGCTGTCTGTTGTTGTTTATCTAGGCCATGCCCAAGTAAACACTTACCAACTAAAGAATTCTTTCGGCATCTCTCTTCCTAAGTCGTTGATCATCTTGTTATAGCGTCCTTGTTCTGACTCTGGATCAACTTCCAACGGCACATGAATCTTGAACATATAACACTCATCATTTAATGCGTATCGTGCTGCATCAATCGTATGGTTGTTTCGATCTGGGTATCCTGCTTTGAAGTTGCCGTTTGCGTCACGCTCAAGTTCATAGTTAAGGAACTCTCTCGCTGTGTTGGGACATCTCTTATCATCTATAATAATCTGTTCTAAATGCTCAGACAAGAACTTTACGCCAAAGTCGATAGAGTCTCCGAACTTCTTGACTGCTCTTATTTTTAGTCCATACTGCAGTAACTCATTGATACTCTTAGGCTCTGCTGAATCAGCTATTACCATGTCGTTGTTCTTGTTCTTAGCCATTACAAGGCCGTATGCTGACAGGTTAGATAGCTTAACCTGAAATACCTCATCAAATATATATAAACGCTTATACTTAGCGTTGTAAGCTGTTCTGATATACACGAAAGGATCAGCTGCGTAACCAAAGTCAATGCCCTGCCTGATAACTTCGAACTCTTCTATCTCTTCATCTGATATCTTACGAATGAGAACATTATCGAAGACTTCTCCGCCTGTACCAACTACTTCGCCTAAATACTCATGTTGATAGGCTAAAGGCTTAACTTCCTTTAGATGCTCTGCTTCTGTTATGAACTGCTGTCCTAGCCACTGAGTAGGAACTGTAAGGTAGTTGGAATGATGCACAAGCCTATCTGATCGTGTAAGCTGTACTTCTGCATTAACCCAGTTGTTCGCGCTCTTAGGAGGGTTATAAGAATAGAACACTGTGAAGTCATTACCACCACGCATAAGAGATTGGTTGATCATTCGGATCTCTTCCATACCGCCGAACTCATCCAGCTCTTCATACCACAGGAATTTGCAATATCCTTTGGCCGAAGGTAATCGACTTGATCTTCTTGGGTTTATCTGCACCTCGAAATATTACTCTCTGCCCGGTTGGAATATATGTTAATGACAAAGGGCTTATGCTCTTATGCCAGTAGGTGTCTACTCCTAATATCTCAATAGCCCAGGAGAGTTGTTCGTATACAGAGTCCTTTAATGTGTCCTTAACTTTACGCATTGCTACAGCGTTTGAATTAGGTTCCTTCATTATGCCTAGTATGATCTCTATTGCAACGAATGAGGACTTTGTTGATCCCCGTCCACCGTTCAGCCATATGTGAGTATATGCTTTGCTCTTGATGTCCTTATGAACAGAAGAGAAGGACTTGGCTATTGCTGTTGATAGCTTCATTCTATATCATCTAGTATCTGAACGGCTACTGTGCCGGATAGGTTGACGTTATCAGTGAATAGCTTTAAGTGCTTGCCAATTAACTCAGTGGCTTTGTTTGCTCCGCTAGAGTCGAACTTGTATTCTCCTGTTGGGTTTCCTTCCCTGTCTAGCACGGGTTCAGCTTGTATGCACCTATCAGATATATCTTTAAGTCTCTTAAGCACCCACTCAGCACTCAGTCCTGCCTTGCCTGCTCTCTTAGCTTGCTCTGCTGCTACTAATTTACAAACATTAGCATTTGTTAGCAACCTACTTGCTTGCATTGTTGCAGTTTTAGGAGAGTAACCAGCGCGAATGGCTGCCTGCGTAGCGTTCAAGTCTATTAAGTACTCTTGTATAAATCTCTCCTGCCTTGCTGGTAATGCCATTGTGCCTTCACCTCCTATGTTAAATATACTGGCTGGTTACTCTGCATCATTGAGTTAAACGTATCAAATACCGGGCTGTCCTCATACCGTTGCATTACTCCTGCTATATCAGAACATTTGCCCATCTCTCTATCGTACTTAACACAGTTAGCGCAGTTCACCCTGCTGTCGCTGTACTTATCCATGTATTCTCGGCATGACTTACTAATTGGTGGCATGACCGACACCCCCCTATTAATCTTGTATCCTCAATACGCTCTGTAGGGCACTGACTTGTGCCTGCAAACTCTTCAAACCGTCGCGTCCAGCTGTCCACTCAGCCTCACTAAGATCACGCTCAAACAGCAGATCACTTATATTCCCCTTAGCTATGTCAGGTATTAGCGTTGCGGGGATCTTATCTAACCTTAAGCGCATCATCTCCATGGCTAATGCTTTACGATACATTCTCTCGGCCTCTGCTGTCTTTCTAGCTAGTGTAAACAGTTCGCTTGGTCCTTTACCCAGTCTTCGTGCTGCATCTCTTATGGATTGAGTTATGCTTTCAGTTTCGATATTCTCACCTCTATAAAATCAAATAACAAAGGACCTGCGCTAACGGGTTATTAGTCCGGTGCAGGTCCGTGAGGCACGGTACTTATTACCAACTTAAACCTCTAATACTTTTATTATATCACCTTATTAAGTAAAATGTTCCTGGAATTTTCCAATTCAAACGGTTCTATTATCCCTCTCTGTGTTGCCATCAATACGATATAGAATATCATGTTATCCTTCCACGCATACGCTAGGCTTTGGCTAATATGAAGTTCATCCGCTACTCTAAAGACTTGTTTGTGTTGGAAGTATATTCCCTTCATAAGGGAAATGTATTCACCCGGCATCCTTCGCAATGACTCTGTTATCAGATCCACCCAACCGACTTCTATCTTAGCCATTCTCATTCCCTTGCTCTCGGTTGGGTTGCTCACTTCTCCACCGCTGACGCTAACATCTGGATAGTGTGAATCAAATAATATGCTGTTTCTCTGTTCTGTTATTGTCTTTAAGCTAGAGGGATAATTATATAACTCTGTTTCTATCTTACGAATGATGCTCTTGCTAATTAAGGCCACGTTATCCCCTCCTATATCCCATCCACAGCATATATATCATTGCTCGAATCTCTGCTGTTGTCATGCTTCCCACTCGTTACAGTGTGGCCAATTGCCACAGTCATTTTGGCATCCCTCATATATGCGTTCACAGGATAACTTTTCATTCTTTGTCGCTACACTTAAGGCTATACAAGCGAGAAACCCTATTACCCCACCAAGTATTAACCCTATTATTGTGCTTGCTAAATCTAACAACATTTAATCAATCCTCTCTATCCGTTATTTATCCTCATCCATAGACTCGACAACCATTCCCAACGTGTCTTACATACTTCACTGTCGGGACATTCAATACACTTATCTAATGGGTATCTGGCAAGCCTTACGGCGCATTTCATTTGCTTCCCTCCCTATTTATCATTAAACATTCCATAGCTAATGCCATATGATCTAGTTCTGTCATTTCCGCTTAATGATGGCATTTCATCATGCTTTCTTTTCCAAAAATACTCCAAGTGATAATCACCTTGTCCACAATAAACATCACCATCTGGTATTTGATCAAAATCTAGTTCATACAAAACACCGTTTATTGTCGCTAATCCACCTGCTTTATCCCCTATCGAGCGCGGGTAATCTTTGCCGCAATCTATCCTATCGGGCATTTCTCTTTTTATCACTTCTGTTCGTCCCCCTTATTCCTCATTAGGCACTCCATGATTTGAACAGCTACCGCAGCTATATGGGTTAATTCTTTCATTATGTTTTCTTGGCCACCTTCATGGTGTTTATCCGCGTTGTTGAGGTATGTCTCATTCACCGCCTGGCAATACTCGCCGAACTCTTCCCCTAGTATCCCTACCCATGCTTGTTGTGCGTGGTTTTGCTCTCCCCATTGTTCGTCTTGTCTATCTCTTTCATTATCAACTATAAGAAGTGCCTTACCCCTTGTAATAGCTCTACTTTTGAATATGTTCATCCCCTAAGCCCTCCCTTTATTTACACATGTTCTGCATGGCAGTAATTCCTTATTGTGGAAACGGAATGAACACTCACTACACTCTATTTTTATCATTTCGCTACCTCCTGTTTTTATTTAACTTGTCGTTGTCCTCGTCTATCAACCTAACTATTACCTTTTCCGTAACATCAGCTATTTGCATAACCTCTTTCATTGTCATTCGTGAATAATATTTATTAAAATGTCTTAACATGATTTCGCGCAATCGTTCTTCAGTTTTCATTTTGCTACCTCCTTTTTCCATTCTGAAAAGTCACAACAAAATCCACAAGGTATCTTAACATCCCATCCACTATATCTACACGTTTTACATGATTTCATTTCGCTACCTCCTGTTGAGTTGATGTTCTGTTGTTATATGGTATTATTATCATTTGACTCTTTCTGCTTTCCCTCCAATATGCTGGATAAAGCTTGGTTAGATACTTGACCCACTTGTCTTTCCCTTCCTTGCATTGGTGTGGTGCTTTAGGATCGTCGCGATGACACCAACCGCAGAGCAGAACTAAGTTTTCTTTATCGTCTTTGCCTCCTGCTGATCTCAGTTTTGCGTGGTGATGTTCAAGCCCGTATGTCTCTTTGCACTCCATGCAATGTCCGTCCCTATTATCAACTTCTTCACAAGCTGACTGATAAGCTAGTCTCTTCGTTAGCTGTGTTAGCTTCTTTGCGTCATAGCGTTCTTTTCTTCTGCTGTTTCTCTTCTTGTTGCGTTGTGTTGTGGTTCGCTTAAACTCCGTTCTCTTTAATGCGATAGGTAACACCCCTATTCACTTCTATACTATTTCTATCTCCATTCTCTGATCTTCTTTGCTGCATGGTTTCTTCGTTACCGTTGCCCAGGTGACTTGCCGGTCATCTACATAAGCAATCTTATTCAGTCCGTCTAATGCGCTCTTTAGGTAGTTGTCTATGTCCCCATCATTTCCCATGGGCGTGGTTACGCCTGAGAGATAAACTGTGACTCTCGCGCTAACATTCTCTATACTTGGTTCCCTACAATGTTGTTGTGCTATTGTTCCGATCATATCTTTGTAAGCTAAGTATCTTTTCGCTGATTTTTTCCAGAGAGTTCTTTGTGTCATACGTACTGCCGGAATGGGTCTTCCTGGTATTACTATATGCATGCTCTAAGCTCCTTTCATATTGTTTAGTAGTGTTTGTATGTCTTCTACTTCTGCGTGGCTTAGAACTGTCTTAGCGCACCTCTGAGTGGCATTTCCTTGTGGTAGCCAAGGTCCCTCATTACTTTTCCTTTCAGTTAGTTTAGTTCCACACAATATATGGCTGTAGTCTGATATTTTGCGCAAGTCCTCCAAATTCTGCGTTTGCTTAAACCTACTTGCGTATTTAATGATGTTCGCTAGGCAGAAGTCCTCCGCTAATCCCTTAGCTATAATTAGGTCCATGGGTTCAATGACGTTTGAGCTTTTGTAATGTTGTGATCCCTCAGTCTGGCAGTATTC